TTCTGTTGATATATCGGCAGGACAAAGGATAAGGCAAATCCGCTTGTATGTTCCATCAGGACAAACAGTCTCTAATATAGTGTTCTACCCGATGCTGAGAGCCTCGGGAACAAGCTCGACCTACGAGCCATACGAAAACATCTGTCCAATCAGCGGACACGATAGCGTAGCCACGCACGTATCACCGACAACAACGGCATCAGACGGACAGACCTACACCACATCCCTCGGACGTACAGTATACTGCGGTACACTTGATGTGGTTAGTGGGGAGCTGGTGGTCGATAGGGCGATGGTGGATTTGGGTACGCTGAGTTGGGCATACTCGTCAACGGGTGGTGGATTTGCATCAAATCTAACATCAACCGCCAAGTCGCAGTTTAAAGCCATTTGTTCGTGCTATCCATTCAAAGGCTCATACACTCTTGTAAATGACAAGGAAGCAGGATTTCTCTACAACACATGGATTCTGATAAAGGACAGTAGTTACGCTGACGCATCGGACTTCAAGACTGCTATGAGCGGTCAAACACTCGTCTACGAACTTGCCACGCCACAGACCTACCAACTCACACCGCAGCAGGTCGAGCTGCTGACAGGTACAAATAACATATGGTCGGATGGAGACATAACCGCAGAATACGGGCAAGACCCTGATGATCTTTACAACCCGACTCCGTACGATGCAAGTCCTTTGCTGATGGTAGAAGGTTACGGAACTATCGGGTTCAATGGATACGAGGTAGAGATTGAGAATGCAGTGATAGGAGAAATTGAGGTTGAACCCCCAGCAACGGGAGTTAGGGCAACCAATCTTAAATTCTTTTCAACGGCAACGGCAACGGCTAACGATTCTGTTATCATCGCTCCGTCCAAATTAACGCTTACGCTATTTGGCAAATCATTGTTTCAAGTAGCAGGTTATTCTAATCTGTCGATTACAAGCAATCTCGGAGCATCTCTCGAAGCAGAGCAAGAAGTTGGTCATCTCGTTATATCTGTTTCTATACCAAGACTCGAGTTCGATATTAGCCAATCGCGAACTATAACAGATACCGTAACGGTAACGGCGGAACTCTATGACAGGTATAATGACCAAAGAGTAACCGAGACTTGTTCTTGCGATATTATATGCAAGTACGAAAATTCATCTTCAAGTAGGTCAAACTATCAAATGACATCGAGCTATTGGGACGGTGACTATTCGACAATGAATCATGGGGGCAATGCCCAAGTGAGAGGAAGCATATCTATCTATTCTACGCTTTCAATCCTCGGTCACCCGACATACATCGACTGCGACTTGGGTGATGCATACATGATTAAAGACGGGTCATATATCAGCTTGAACTCATACATCGATCTCGGCTCAGATTTGCCTGTCCTCGCATCGGGAAATAATCCTGTAACGAAAGACAGTACGATAACGGAGCTGAAGATAGTTCCACGCTATTGGATTCTGTAGGAGGTGCATCATGATACCAATTCTATATGAAAGCACCGAAACGGAATTTGAAAGTAACGGACTCGGACGGCTGAGGGACTGCATATCCTGCACCGTTACAGAGGAAAGAAACGGCATCTATGAATGTGACTTCGAATATCCTGTAGGCGGTCACAACTATGACCGAATCAGACTCGGACGGATAATCGCCGTAGAGCATGATGATACAAATGATGTCCAGCCGTTCGATATAGTGTCCTACTCAAGACCTATTAACGGCATAGTGACATTCCATGCAGTACACATCTCATACAGGCAAAGCAAAATGGTGGCGTCAGGAACGAATATCAATTCGCTCTCAGACGCTTTTTCTATGCTCAACAATGCAACTCCGACCAATCCGTTTATTTACGTTACAGACCAAAATCAGACAGGGTACATGGCATCTGCCGATGGTACACCGAGGACGGTCAGACAGTTCCTCGGTGGCGTTGAAGGATCTATCTTGGACACCTACAGAGGCGAGTACGAATGGGACAAGTGGAGAGTCATACTGCATCAGAACCGAGGCGTAGAACGTGACTTCACTATCCGTTACGGGGTGAACCTCACATCATACACAGACGAGACGGACTACTCGGAAAGCTATGTGTCATGCATCCCGTATTGGCGCGGAACGCCTGAGGGAACAGATACTGAAATCACTGTGCAAGGGAATAAGGTCAGCTCAGGATATACCACGCCCGAAGGCTATGAATCCTGTATACCGCTCGACTTATCGGACAAGTTCGAGACTCAGCCGAGCGTTGCAGATCTCGAAGCATCTGCTCTGAATTACATGCAAAGCAATCAGACCTACTTGCCGAGACAGTCCATCACACTGGACTTCGTACGGCTTCAGGATTCAGCAGAATACGCTTATCTCACAAACCTGTTCAGGTTCAAGCTTTGCGACACTGTAAGGGTAATATTTCCACTTTACAACATGGACGGACACTTTAAGATCGTAAAGATTACTTACAACGTGTTGCAGGAAAAATATGACGCGATCGAGCTCGGGACAACATCTGAATCACTCGCAGAGGCGCTCGGGATCGACACGAGATCACAGCAGAAATGAGGGCGGCATGTACACATTAGGATTTATAACTGGAATAATCGCGGGCGTCCTCGTTATGGAGTTCGTGGTATGGAGGGACAAATGAACAAAGGAACAAAGATAAGGGTTGCACTGTACATCGTTGCGATTCTCAACCAGGCGAACGTAACGATCGGAGTGTGGGAGTTCGGAGACGAACGAGTAAACACAGCATACAAGGTGTTCTCGTACCTGCTGACTCTCATCGCAACGGCAGTTACTCTTTGGTACAATCAGGACTTTACTGAAGAGGCCTGTATTGGAACCGGCATTACAAGACAGCTGAAATCACAGAAAACTGATGGCTACGTCGGAGACTACTTCTTCGAGAACGATAATGAGGAAGTAGGTGAAGAAGATGAATAAAACCATCTACAGACAGTATGACTCGAGGTGGGGGAGCAAACCTTATCCGAAAGGGTCCACGATGTCCGGCTGTGGCTGCGGCGTATGCGCTTGCACTCACGTTGCAATCGAGCAGGAACGGTACAAGAACTGGACGCCTGAGAACCTGAGACCGTGGATGATCAGCAAAGGATTCGCGATCAGAGGCCAGGGAACACTGTGGGAAGGAATCACACAAACACTGAAGCACATCGGACACGGCACGGTCGTGAGGATCTACAGCGATCCGATGTCCGAAGCATGGAAGGAGCTGAACAAGGGGAACCGGATAGGGGTTCTCCTTTTTGGTGCCGGCAAAGCACCGGACGGAACTGTGTGGACTGCCGGCGGGCACTACGTTGCATTCACAGATTATAAAGTCGTAAACGGTAAGCACTGGTTCTATTGTAAAGACTCCGGCACAAGGTTTCATGACGGATGGTTCTGTTATGAAACGTCCATGAGAGGCAGACTGCCGAAGCTGTGGATCGTCCAGCGCGTAGGAGCTCAGGTCGAGAGTGCAAAGACAACGTGCTATACTCCGTCCACTCCGTATACGGGTTCACTTCCGAGCAAGACTGTCAAGCGCGGAACAAAAGGATCCAGCGCGAAGGCTGTGCAGAGCTTCTTGAACTGGTGCATAAATGCAAAGCTGGCAGTTGACGGCGTTTCAGGACCAAAGACCGAGCGGGCTATCGAAGTATTCCAAAAGACTTACGGGCTGACTGCAGACGGTATCTTCGGACCTGCATCCAGGAACAAAGCACAGAGCATCGTAAAGGCCCACAACCCCAATTTAAGCAAGGGCGACAAGATAGCAAGATCTGCTGAGTCTTACATTGGCAAAGTCAAATACGTGAAGGGCGGAACAGATTTGAAGAAGGGTGTAGACTGCACCGGTTTCGTCCAGGCGATGTATAAGCTCAACGGGATTCAGCTCGACAACAAGCTATCTTCCTGGGGTCCGTCAATTGGCAAGGACGTGAGCAAGGCGCTTCCGGGTGACATCTTCACATACAAAGACAAGACGGGCATCCATCATGGGATTTACGTCGGTGATGGCAAGGTCGTTCACGCAGCCAATCCGAAACAGGGCGTGATCAAGAGTAAATGGAACTCAATGAGCAGACCACTGGTCGGGATCCGCAGGAGGTGGAAGTGATGAGCCAAGACTTTGTACTTACCATACTCGGCGGAGGTAATCTGATCCTTTTCATAAAGTTTTTGATCGAGAGACACGACCGCAAAGTCGAGAAGAAAGAAGAGAAAGAAAACGTTGCGATCAAAGAGACCCTGAGGAAGCTCGAGAAGGACGGGCTCAGGACACAGCTCCTGTTGCTGATCCTAATGAAGCCTGAAGAAGAGCAGGAAATCCTCACAATCGCAGAACACTATTTCAAGAAGCCTCCTGCCGGTCTCGGTGGCAACTGGTACATGACCAGTATCTTCAAAAACTGGCTGAAAGAGTGCAACGTTGCCAATCCTGACTGGTTCGAGACGGAATAGGCCGCAATGCAGGGGAATGCGGCAAGGATCCATTTTCCCTCCTTTACATAATTATAGTTATACGCAGAGAACCCCGGGGAAGTTCCTCGGGGCTTTTTGCGTGGCGTTATTTTGAAGCGTTATGAACTGCGTAAAGGAGCAGATCTGCAAGGCTGTTTACATCAGAAGGGGAGGAGATGCGGACTTTATCATCGTGGACCCCAGGGAAAGAGACCCACTTGGCTCGGGCGCTCGCTTTGTAATTAACAACCGGAACCGGACCGAAGCAAGCTGTAAGATAGTTGTCCGAATCGCGCACCAGGAGAAGCTCCTGCGGATCCATGTCTTCATCGGCAAGAATTTCCCTGAAACCATCGAAGATAAGCATTTCGTCCTCCGTTGCATCGAGTCCGTTAAACTCGCTGTAATTGGAATAGAGAAGGCCGAGCTCTTCGGTCTGATCAGCATCATATTCGGCTGCCAGTCGGTTGACAGAGCGGGTCACATAAGCATCTTTCCCGTCTTTTATATCGTCCCAGGTATACGTTACCGGAGCGTTCTTGATTGCTTCCATTACACTGAAACCGAGTGATTTATAGCACTTATTGCACACGAATGTCTTATCGGCAAGGTGGATCCCGCCATGCAAGCTACTTTTTCCACATTTCATACAATTCTTCATATTAAGTCACCTCCGAGAAAAGTATACCAAATTTTTGTTCTGCAATGTGTTGACATCTGAAAAATTCAGCGTATATTAAATAGTGAAGTGACTCAATAGTAAATAACATGACTCGAGAGGGTGCAAAAGGCCGTCGCTAGTTGACGGATAAAATTATTCCAATAACTATTCCTAAAATCATAATGGCAGGGGTAGTCGAACCGGAGCAGGGCACACTTTTGAAAAACTGAATATTGAATTTGGGTCACCTCAAGAGAGATAACTATATTTTATCAATCAGGAGGTGATTTTTTTATGAAAGCGCAGAGCATCCAGCAATTCGCCATCGTCCAATGCGACTCGGCTGCAGCTTTTGAGGGTGAGCTCAACGCAAGGATGAGAGAACTATCTGACCGCAATCCACAGGTCAAGTTCGACGGGCTGACGGCCTACATCAGCTACAGAGAGACCGTCCGGGTACCGGAATCGGTATCGGATGAGTACGAGCTCAAAGGGGTAAGGTTCCGCTGTGGGGATTGTCCTGAGTTCCGGACGATCCTGAAGGAAGACGGAACGGAAGACAAAAGGCTGAAGTACGGCGAGTGTCAGTATGCGGAAAGAGGCAGAACTTACAGAGACAGTGCAGCGTGTGACATGCTGTTCAGGCTGATTGAGAGCGGGAGGATAGGATTATGTTACAGAAAATAGGAATTCTGATAATGTGCATCGGCGGAACGATGGCTAACAGTGAATGTCTGCTGATCCCGATCGGAGTGACAGCGTTCGGAGCGCTGCTGGTATGGATCGGGCTCGGAAGGGAGGCTGACGATGAAACAGCCTAAGAAGCATTTTTACATACTTTACAACGATGAGTATGTCGGACAGACCTGGGCCGTTACAGAGGCAAAGGCAAGAGTGAACTGGTGGTGGGACAACGTAAAGTATAACGACCAGTTCGCATACAGGGCGATCAACCCGGAAGACCTTGAAGCAATCAGTATCAATTAGGAGGTGCACAGAATGGTTTTTGCTAATAACGAGAAGAGAGATTACTGCCAGGTGCTCGATGCAGCACTGGCTCCAATGATGGATTTTGACAGTCTTGATTACTGCCTGAATGGGGTAACGCAGCAGGAGTACATGAGGATCCGCGACAAGCTCGGTTCCGTTGCATACTTCGACATCACCGGAATGACATGCGGTGAGATTCTGAAGGACGTGTGCAAGGTGGTCCTGCTGGATCAGGCAAGACTCGCACCGGACAGCCTGATCACAGACATCAGGAAGAAGCGCAAGATTGCGGATATGTTCAGGAGGTAACGGAATGAAGTTCAAAGTAACAGAGTTTATCAGAGATTACGTAAAGAATGAAGAAGGTGAGTATGACTGGATCGAGGCCAAGAAGAAGTACACCGCAAACACATGGGACGACCTCACGAATCTGATCATGTCAATGATTGACTTCACTGATGGCCCGATCAAGTTCGAGGTAAGGAAGGAGGAAGGCGATGAGCAGTAGACTGACAGGCGACTTCCGTAAGTTCATGGATAAGAACTATCTCGGGTCCTGGGACGTTCCTGACGGCGAGGATCTCGTGCTGACCATAGACCACGTTGAACAGAATGACGTAAAGAACGAACGCGGATCTGAACGTAAGCTGACGATCCACTTTGCAGAGAGAGGTTACAAGCCGATGATCCTGAATACGACCAATGCGAAGAGGATCGGTAAGGTGGCTGGTTCTAATAAGGTCGAGAACTGGGAAAATCTCCGCATTGCAATCTATACGGAGAAGGTAACTGCGTTCGGCGGTACAACCGATGCGCTCCGTATCAGAGAGTACGCACCGAGAGAGACCGAAGCATTCTGCGACGAGTGCGGTCAGAAGATACAGAGACACGGGGATTATTCCGTTAACAAGATAGTCCAGCTGAGCAAGGCAAAGTACAAGAAATGTCTGTGCTGGGACTGCTCGATGAAGGCAAAGGAGGCGGAGTGATGAAGATCCTTTACAAGGCACCAGGCGAAGCGCTCCGCTCGATGGTTATTCCGAACGAGCTCGGAGTTATGCAGCAGCTGGTTGATGGATATATCGAACCAGTAAGGCTGCCGGACAATCTCATTATCCTCTGCAACGAGGAAGGCAGGATAAATGATATGAGGAAGAACTTCCATATCGCAGCCATAAACGATTGGATCTTCGGGCCGGCGCTGTTCATGGGCGCTGACGGTGAGGAGTTCTGCTCCATAAAACCAGAGCACGAGAAGTTAATCAGAGATTACTTCGATGTGTTCGGAACGGAGGGCTGTAATGGGCAGTGAATGGATGGTCAGACCAAAGACACTCGGAGAGCGTACACGTTACGAAGTATACAAGATACTGCACGAAACAGGCGACGTTATCACTAGAGGCGGTCTGTGGGACACAGTGAAAGAGGCGGACACACTCGCAAAGAATCTGAATCAGATGGAGGCAAGGCGGAAATGATGAAGCTGACAAACGATAATTACTTCTCCACTGAAGCAATGAAAGAGCACTGGTCGGTGTCACAGTTCAAACAATTCTGCAAGTGTCCTGCCGCTGCCATTGCCGAGATGAATGGAGAGTATCAGCGCGAGACTTCCACTGCGCTCTTGGTCGGGTCCTATGTGGACGCATACTTTACAGGAGACAAGGGTGCAACGGGCAGATTCGCACTGGAGCATCCTGAGATCTTTAAGAGAGACGGAAGCCTAAAAGCCGAATTCCGACAGGCTGAGACCATGATCGAAGCAGTGAAGAGACAGCCGTTGATGATGGATTATCTCCACGGGGCCAATCAGATCATCATGCAAGCAGAGCTGTTCGACGTAATGTGGAAGACCAAAATGGACGTTTACGACGGTCAGCGCATCGTAGATCTAAAGACTGCAAAGGACTTTAAGCCGATATACGTCGAGGGGCTGGGCTGGCAGTCATGGGTCGAGGCATGGGGCTATGACATCCAGGGCGCTATCTATCAGCGCGTAGAACAGGCCGTCTCGGGGCGACTCAATCCGTTGCCGTTCTACATCGTTGCGGTAACGAAAGAGAAGACGCCTGACGTTGCCGTAATCCACCTGCCACAGCACATACTGGACACGGCGCTGAAGGTGGTCGAGGCAAAGATTGACGGATTTGACTTGATGAAGAAGGGGCTCATACCGGCAGAGCGTTGCGAGGTTTGCGACTGGTGCAAGCAGAGCAAGAGGCTAGTCAAGCCGGAAGAGTTTGAGATAGACGAAGCGTAACGCTTACTCACCGGGGCGGGCAAAACATAATCATAATACG